GTCTCCTGGCGTTTCCCTCCCGAGTCAAATTTTGACGCGTCAACGATTTTGACTCAGAGGGTCATTACTACTTTTCGTCACCGAGCGTGACCATGACGCAGAGTGATCTGTCCACAGTGGTCTCCGGCGGTGACCTCCGTCGATCCCTGCAGGCGATGCGCGATCTTCTCGCCCGTGACGCCGACGACGTCACCTGGGAGAAGCACAAGGCCGAGTGCAAGTGCGTGTGCGGCATGGCCGACACCCGCGCCCGGGTCGCCGTGGTGAAGGAACTGCGCGCCGTGCTCGACGCGATCGAGGCGCTGCCCGAGGTCAAGGAGGAGTCAAGCCTTGACCGCATCTCTGCTGGAGTTGCCGACATCGCCGATGCGCGCAAGCATCGTCGGCTCGCAGTCGCCGACGGTCCGTAGCTCGCCGGAGTACGTCTCAACCCTCGGCGACGAGGCTGCCGACCTGATGGCCGAGGTTGGCAAGCCGCTGATGCCCTGGCAGCGGGAGTTCCTGCGGGACGCGTTCGGCCGCCGCGCGGATGGCTCGTTCGCCTCGTTCGAGATGGGGCTGTTCGTGGCCCGCCAAAACGGCAAGGGCGTGATTATTGAGGCGATGGAGCTGTACGCGCTGTACATGCTCAAGGAAGAGCAGATCGTCCATTCGGCGCACCTGTTCTCTACCTCACAGAAGTCGTATCTGCGGCTCAAGGCGCTGATCTTGAACAACGACTGGCTGCGCAAGCGGACCATGAAGCCCCGCGACGCCCATGGCAACGAGGGCTTCGTGCTTACGCCGAGCATGGGCGGCGGGATGCTGGACTACAAGGCCCGCACGAAGCACTCCGCGCGCGGCTTCACCGGCAACCGGATCGTCCTCGACGAGGCATACAGCCTCGAGGCCCCGGACATGTCGGCGATGAGCCCGACGCTGCTCAGTATTCCGAACGCCCAGCTGTGCTACTTCTCATCGCCACCCGACGATGAGACCGGGCCGATGCCCGACAACGCCTTCCTGCCCAGCGTGCGCAAGCGCGGCAAGGCCAGCAAGGGGCGCATCACCTACTGGGAGTGGTCGCCGTCCAAGGGGGCCGATCCCGGCGACCCATTGACCCATGCGGAAGTGAACCCCTCCTACGGGTACCTGATCCCACCCGAGGCGTTCTCCGACCAGTACGTGATCTATGAGGGCGCGGACCGGCTCGACAAGTTCGCCACGGAGATGCTCGGCGCCTGGCCCGACAACGAGTTGGCGCAGTGGCAGGTGATTCGCGAGGATCAGTGGGAAGCCACCCTCGACCCGACCTCGGCAGCGCAGGATCCCGTCTCACTCGCCGTCTACACCACCCCCGACCGGCGCACCACGTGCATCGGTGCAGCCGGCAAGCGCGAGGACGGCGACCTGTCCTTCGGTGTCTACGCGCACGGGCCCGGTACGGACTGGGTGCCCGACACGGTCGTGGCCGCCATCCGCGATCTGAAGCCCTGCCGCCTGGTTATCGACAAGGCGGGCGCCGGGGCGAACCTGGTAGTCGAGGTGGCCGCCGCGATCAAGAAGGCCGCCCTCAAGGATCCCGCCCTCGAGATCGAAGTGGAGACGATGACCGCGGGCGAGGTGGGCCAGGCGTACGGCATGGTCCACGGTGCCCTGACCCGTTCGGGTGACGTGCCGGCTTGGCGACTCTGGCACCGCGACGACGGCCAGTATGGGCCTCTGCTGAGGGCCGCCGTGGCGGGCGCGGTGATCCGCTCGCTGGGCCGCGAGGGCACCACCTGGGACACCCTGGCGACCTCAGCCGACCTGTCGCCGATCATCGCCGGAACCAACGCGGTGTGGGGCTTCATGACTCGACCGGATGACTCCGAACCGTGGGTGCTGTGATGAGGGGCGGGTCATGACGACGCTGTACGCCAACGCCGACGCGATCCGTGCCGAGGCCCGCGCCTTGGACCCGGTCAAGGTTGTGCTGACGCTGGTGTTGCTGCCGTTCTTCGTCGTCGGCTTCTCTGCCCGGTTCGCTTGGGTGGCAGTCTCGATGGTCTGGACGGGTTGCGTCTACGGCTGGCGGATCGCGAGCAAGCGCGTCGACCCGCCCGGCACGCACCGTCCGAACGGGACTGAGACCCGCTGATGGGCCTCCTCGAAGGGGCGGCGGCGATCCGCGAGGAGACCCGTTACGTCGTGGGTCAGGATTATTTCAGCGACTTCTCGCCGGCCGCACTACCGTGGCTCTCGCAGTACGGCGGCAACGGCTGGTCCGGCCAGCGCTCCGATCGGGAGCAGATCGAGAACAGCTTCTCCGGCTACGTCGAGACGCTCTACAAGTCCGACGGTGTCGTGTTCGCCTGCATGGTGGCACGCCAGCTCGTCTTCAGCGAGGCGCGTTTCCAGTTCCGGCGGATGAACGGCGGCCGCCCGGGCGATCTGTTCGGTACGTCGGCGCTGTCGGTGCTCGAGCGTCCGTGGCCGAACGGCACTACCGGCGAACTGCTCAGCCGCATGATCAATGATGTCGACCTGGGCGGTAACGCCTATGTCGTCCGTGAGGGCAACCGGCTACGCCGTAGGCGCCCGGACTGGATCCAGATCCTGCTGTCGGCCCCGCCCGAGGTGGCTGTGTCCTCCGACGTGGAGGGTTACGCCTACTGGCCGGGAGGCATCGGCCGGGGTAGCCCGCAGATCTACCTGGTCGACGAGATGTGCCACTGGTCGCCAATCCCTGATCCGGACGCTGAGTACCGCGGCATGTCGTCGCTGACGCCGATCATCCGTGAGATCACCGCCGACCAGGCCGCGACAACCCACAAGCTGGCGTTCTTCAAGAACGGTGCCAAGCTGGGTCCGATTTTCCGACTCGCCGCCGACGTGTCTGTCGAGAAGTTCCGCCAGTTCAAGGCGGCTGCGGACGAGGCGCACGTCGGCCCGCAGAACGCGTACAAGCCTCTGTATGTGGGTGGCGGCGCGGATGTGACGCTGGCCAGCGCTGACATGCAGCAACTGGACTACCGGGCGATTGTCGGCGCCGGCGAGACCCGCATCGCGGCGGCACTCCGGGTGCATCCGGTGATCGTGGGCCTGTCCGAGGGCATGCAGGGTTCGTCCCTGAACGCGGGCAACTACGCGGCGGCGAAGCGTAACTTTGTGGACGGCACGATCCGCCCGCTGTGGCGGTCGGTGTCGGCGGCCCTGGCGTCGATCGTGTCGGTCCCCACCGGCGCGGACCTGTGGTACGACGCCCGGGACATCCCTTACCTGCGCGAGGACGCCAAGGACGCGGCAGAGATCGCGCAGACGATGGCCGCGACGGTGTCGACCTATGTGACGGCTGGCTTCGAGAAGGCTTCCGTGATCGCCGCGGTCGAGGCCAGTGACCTGTCGCTACTGGTGGACACCGGGCTCGTGTCGGTGCAGCTGCTCCCGCCGGGGACGGCGGCGACGCCCGCCGGTGATGCCAACCCAAAAGCGTCGGCCGCTCGGGCGGCACGCCCGCCGCGATCGTTCGTAAGTTCAACCCGAACCAACCGCGAATCCCCGGCGGCCACGAAGGTGGCGGACAGTGGGGCAATGGCATAGCCGGTGACCTGCTGCATCTTGCCGGAAAGATCGATCTGGACCGCGACGAGCATCTCATCGGCTCCGCCAAGGTCGATGCCGACTTCGGTGGTGCCCGGGTAGCGCTGACTCGACTCGGCGACGGCAGTGCGTCATGGCGGGTGGGCTTCGGCCCGGAGGGCTTCGGCCAGCGCAACCGTGACGACGGCATCCCCGCCTGGGACGGTAATCCGACTGGCACTCCGCTGCCCGAGGCAGACCGGCAGCGACTGGACGCTGAGTACGAGGCGCTTGATGACGAATACGACTCCGCCAGCCCTGCCCGCCAGGCTGAAATCACGTCTCGACAGGACGATATCCGCGAGCAACTCACCGCGGGCGAGGGCGAGTTCAACCAGACCGCACGCGTTGACAATGCCGGGATCGCGCAACTGTCGGACCTGAGCGCGTCCGTAGATGCGGCCGACCGGGACGAGAAGGTCTGGAACGCGATTCACGACCAGATCGATCGCCTGACCGCTGAGCGCAAGCCCCTGGCCGATATGCACACCATCAAGTGGACCGCCGAGGAAGAAGCGCGCTGGGACGCACTCACTCAGCAGATCGATTCTCTGACCGCCCAGGCTGACGCGTTCCCCAGTCGCACCTACGCCGAGGGCGTCATCACCGGCATGGACTGGGGAGACA